AGCATATCAACGATTTCTGAGTAGAATGAATCAACAAAGCTCTGTGCTGTCACATGGTTGGCGGCCCGTAGGTACTGAGTGTCCCCGTTAATGTCTGTCATGGGAACAATCGCCATTGGGGTGAGTTCCACAATGTGGGGCTTGCCTTCGCGGATGTTCAGTTCTTCGTCACCGTAGCCATCGGCCGGGGTCTTCTCTATAAGCGGGATGTTTGCAACGGTGTTGTTGCTCACGTATATCATCGAATCATCCCAGACCTGTTCCCAGTAGTTTTCCGTCACCCCAATGGTTCCACCGGCCGCGGCCGTGCAGTGGAATATGGGCTTGCCATCATCATAGGCGTAACCCACGTAGGCGTCCACCAGTTCGGCCCATGTGTCCATGAGCGGATGCCTGGTCCACGCCCCAGAATGTGCCACCCACAGGCCGTTTTGCGCTGCATTGGTCTGCTCCGGTAGCAGCACAACCATTCCATCGGTGAGGGTTGTTGTGACCAGAGCCTTGTTGTGCACCCACTCGATTTCGTACAGCCCGGTAAGGGGCTCGTTCTTGTATGCTCTGGCCTGCCATCCCACGCCAACAAGGGTATATTCTGTAGGGTTGGGATTCACAACAAGGGAGCGGTTCATGTAGTCGGCAATGCGGCTGTCCATGCCGGACTCTATCTTGAGAGAAAACAGCGTCTTTTCTTTCTCCAGGGTGCTATTATCCACATCGAATGCCCCTATGTCCTCAATGGCATCGTCCTTGTTTTCGAGCATCTTGATGTAGTTTCTCTGCCCGTAGCCCGAGACGGT